CAATTTATGGTTGTAATGCTTTGTATAGAGAGTTTATTCCTGATTATTTGGTAGCAGTTGATACAAAAATGATTAGGGAAATATCAACTAACGGTTATCAACACAAGTATCCAGTATGGACAAATCCTAACAAGTATAGTAGAAGTGTGCAAAATATAAACCTATTTCAACCTAATCTTGGTTGGAGCAGTGGACCTACTGCATTGAACTTTGCAAGTCAACAAAAACCCAAAGAAATATACATTCTTGGTTTTGACTATCAAGGCATAGGTATTAGAAATGAATTGGTAAACAATATGTATGCTGGCACCGAAAACTATAAAAACATCAATGATAGAGCAACTTATTTTGGAAATTGGGAAAGACAAACAGCAAGTGTAATTCAAAAAAATCCAAAAATTAGATATATAAGAGTAGTTCCTGAAGAAGGATTTTTTACTCCAAAAAGTTTAGAAGGACACGATAATTTAAGACACATTACTATAGAAAAATTTAAAAAATCTTTAAAATTATCATAAGTGCGCACAAAATAGGCTCGTTTGAGCCCATTTCTGCGTATATTTTCCTATAAAGTGTAAATATAACTGACAGCCTTGACAATAAAGGAGAATGACATGACTGATCAAACAAAATTCGAGGAAATGCTCGAAAAACTAGTTAACGAGGACCGTGATGGCGCAGAAGCACTATTCCACGAAATCGTTGTAGAAAAATCAAGAGAAATTTATCAAAACATTTTAGACGAAGCTGACGAAGAAGTTGAAGAGACTACAGATGAAGAAGTAGATGAAGCAACTGACGAAGAAGTAGACGAGTCAGAAGATGACGATCTAGATGAAGCAACTGATGAAGAAGTTGACGAGTCAGAAGATGACGATCTAGACGAAATGTTTGGACTAGATGAGCCAGAAATGGAAGCAGATCCAGCAATGGACATGATAGGTGACATTGAAGGTGGCGACGAAGGCGACATGGACATGGACGACGAAGGCGACGACGACGAAGAAGCCGAAGGTCCAGAAGAAGCAATGGCTGATCTAGAAGATGCACTAGAAGCATTAAAAGCAGAATTTGAAAAAATGATGGGTGACGAAGAGCCAGGCGACGAAGAGCCAGAAGAAGAAGCAATGGCATTCGAAGCAGATGACGAAGAAGTTGAAGAAGCAGCTGACGAAGAAGTTGAAGAAGCAGCTGACGAAGAAGTTGAAGAGTCAAAAGAGGCAAAAACAGCAAGCGAACAAATGCGTGAGTATGTAGAAAAAATCACACCAAAAATGGGTGATACTGGCACAAACGGCACAAAATCAGCAGTAGCAGGTAAAAACGATATGGGCGGAACATCTGCAAATATCGCACAAGGTTCAGCTGATGAAAAAGGCGGAACAGGCGCAGCAGCACCAAAAGAAGATAGCGCAGGGAATGTTAACATTCCAGGCGGTAAGGCTTCAAAATCAATGAAGTCGCAAAGCCCAGCGAAAGCTGGAGAAGCAGCCAACAAAAAACCTGTAATGGGTGGCTGCTAAGTTAAGGAGTTTAGATGTTTCGATTAACTGAATGTCTGAGTTTTGACCAAGCTAGAATGGTCGTTGAGTCTGCTGAAAACGATACAGGCGGTAAAGATTTGCACATGAAAGGCATCTTTATCCAGGGTGGAGTTCTTAACGCAAATAAGCGTGTCTATCCAGTAGAAGAAATTGGCAGGGCTGTCACCACGCTCAATGAGCAGATAGCTAACGGATACTCAGTGTGCGGTGAAGTCGATCATCCTGAAGGACTTAATATTAACTTAGATCGTGTAAGCCATATGATCACAGATATGTGGATGGATGGCCCAAACGGTTATGGTAAGTTGAAGATTTTACCAACTCCGATGGGACAACTAGTTAAAACAATGCTTGAAAGCGGAGTAAAATTAGGTGTTTCATCGAGAGGTAGTGGTGAAGTTGATAACCAAGGTAATGTCCAAGGTTTTGAAATAATCACTGTGGACGTTGTGGCTCAGCCCAGCGCCCCTGGTGCATATCCAACTCCAATTTACGAACAACTCATGAATGAAAGAGGTGGATATAAGGCATTTCTCACAAGTAGAGAAGTTCAAGGCGATCCAAAGGCACAAAAATACATTGCAGAGAGCTTATTAAACATAATAAGCAGGCTCCAATAAAGGAGAAAATAATGGAAGCACTAAAATCCCTTTTAGAAAGCGATGTAATTTCAGAAGTAATGAAACAAGAAATTGAAGAAGCGTGGAATAGTAAAGTGGAAGAAAACCGCCTTGCTGTTACTAGTGAACTTCGTGAGGAATTTGCAAAAAAATATGAGCACGATAAAGGTGTGATGATTGAAGCTATTGATACTATGGTAACTGAAAAGTTAACTGAAGAAATGGCTGAGTTTGCAGAAGACCGTAAGCAACTTGCTGAACAAAAAGCAAAATATGCAGTAGCTATGAAAGAAAATGCAAACTTGATGAATAAGTTTGTAACAGAAACATTAGCTAAAGAGGTCGGAGAACTACACGAAGATCAAAAAGCTATGGCTAACAAGTTTACCGTGCTTGAAGAATTTGTTGTTGAACAACTTGCAAAAGAAATTGCAGAGTTTAATGAAGACAAAAAAGACCTTGCTGAAACAAAAGTGCGCCTAGTGCGCGAAGGTAAGGCACACTTCGAAAAAGTCCGCAAAAACTTTATCGAAAGAAGTGCTAAAGCAATCTCTGAAACAGTTGACTCAGCCCTACGTGGAGAAATTAGTCAACTTAAAGAAGATATTGACGCAGCACGTCAAAATGATTTTGGTAGAAAGATTTTTGAAGCATTTGCTAATGAATACATGGGTTCACACCTAAACGAAAAATCAGAAGCCAAAAAGTTATTGAAAGTTGTTGATGCGAAAGACAAACAAATTGCAGAAGCAAAAGAATTAGCAATAAAAGCTAAAACTATTGCAGAAGCAAGAGATGCAGAGGTTAAGCGTCTAGTCGAAGCACAAGAACGTTCAAAAGTAATGAACGAACTTATTGGACCTTTAAGCAAGGACCAAAAAGACATTATGACAGACTTACTGGAATCAGTTCAAACTGCAAAACTACGTTCTGCATTTGATAAGTATCTTCCATCAGTAATTGATGGCAATAGTCCAGCAAAGCAGAAGGCACAGCTTACAGAGGCAAAAGAAATTACAGGCAATAAAGAAACACAAAGTTCTAACTCACCAAGCGATCACAATGTCGTAGACATTAAACGCTTGGCTGGAATATAAGGAGAAGAAAATGTCAGAACTATTAGAAAGTCGCTGGCAGGAGACAAAAAGTGCCTTGACTGAAGGCCTAAAAGGCAACAAAAAAGCTGTTATGGAAACAACTCTTGAAAATACTCGTAAGCATTTGATGGAGACTGCAACAGCTGGTGCTACTTCTGCTGGTAATGTCGCAACATTAAACCGTGTGATCCTCCCAGTGATCAGACGTGTTATGCCAACCGTTATTGCTAACGAGTTGGTCGGCGTTCAGCCAATGACTGGTCCAGTTGGTCAAATCCACACATTGAGAGTTCGTTATGCAGACGCATTCAACTCATCAAGTGGAACAGATACCGCAGCAGGTGATGAAGCTCTTAGCCCATTCAAAATTGCTGAAGGTTATTCTGGTGCAGCTGA